ACATTTACACTTCATATTACTCTGCTATATAAGTTAAACCTTTGTAGTTAAACCAGCTAGTAACTTCATCTGTGCCAAATTTAGTATCAGCAAGAGAGCAAATGGTATATGGTTTATAAGTAATACCATTTAGTTGGATTTTTTGTAAGCCAGTAGTTATGTTTGGCTTTAGAAATTTAATTGTGTTTTGCATATTATATTATTTTATTTGTTTAACATTTATATTATCCGACTCGTGTCGTATTTAGTTTGTAATTAGTCTAACTCATCACAGTTTTCACACCAAGAATCTATTGGTTTAGGTAACATATCTACTAATAAGTTTACATAGTAATTACCTTGATTGTAAGGTATATAGCCATAGTACATATCTCTTTGTATACCTTCTATCATATTTAGTATTTGAAACTTGAGTTTACCTCTTTCTTCTGTGTCTACTGATGGTTTTGTAGTATCACTTGTGTTTGCATAAGTTGTGCACGTTAGTAGCATAGCAGCTACACATAATTTAATTTTCTTCATATTATTTTATTTAGTTATTATTGATTTACCACCTTTTACTAAGAATCCTTTTGGATACTCGTTGAACATTTCTTGTACTGCTTGTACGTTGCTAAACGCATCATCTACAAAGTATATGTCATTTATACCTGATAGTATTAAGTTTTCTTGTATCCACTCAGCCTTTGCTTCGCCTGTTGAGTTACCTAATCCTACTATATTTTCTCGCTTTAGCTCTATATTTTGTGACAATAGCCAGTTATGTATTGCTTGCTCACTATCAGAGTGTCGAGCTGTTAGTATATAAACTTGGTCATTACCATATTTTTCTATTTGGTTTTTTAACTTACCGATAAGTGGACCTGGTTTACCATCTGTTACTTTATTGAAGTCAGTAAAATCCATTTTCCAACCTTCACTCATCATTTTTGCACCAACTTCTGGCCACATAGCAGAGTCAATTTTAATAGTATTGTGACCTTTTTTAGTGGCTAAAACAAAGTTGTTGCTGTAACCTACTGTCTCGTCAAAGTCAAAGACACTTGCTCCGTATGTTAGTTTATTATATTTCATATTCAATTATATTATCCGTTAGTAATCGTATTTAGTTTGTTAATCTAAACTTGGTTCTATACCATTTTCTTTATCTATTTCTATACAGTTAGCAATAGCATTTGCTAGTAATTCTTGTGAGTTTGCACTATTAAACCAGTCTTCTTTTTCCCACACATAGTAAATCCAGTCATTTGCTTTGTCCGCTGTCTCAAAGTAATTATCATACTCATTGCCATAACTATCAGTTACTTTTGCGTGGTACCACTCGCCCGGTGTATTCCCTCTTGTTATACTAAAATTTCTTTTTGTCATATTATATTATTTACATTATTATTATCCGACTATTGTCGTATTTATTTTGTATTAATGAAGTTACCATTTTTATCTCTGTATGGTGATTTACTTACTATTTTGAAACCATCTTTAATTAAAGACTTTTCAAGATTTTTTATTACTTTGCTGGTCATATCTTTACCAGTTTTTTTACAAGTTACTTTCATAATTATATATTTTTATAGTTAAACATTTGTAGTAGCGTGAGAATCGAACTCACATTAACCATTACTACTGATACTTGTTCGCATTTTTTATAAGTCGCTAAACAACGTGGAACTACGACTCTGCCCACTACACGCTAATCTGTACTTCACGTGGAGTTACTACTGACATGTTTTTTACACTACGCAGTGATTTGTAAGTCTCTGCAAAATGCTGGAATTGCATTTGAGTTAGTGTATGATTTGTACTTTGCAAAACAGTTCATTGCTTCAAATCTTTCTTTGTGAGTATTATATACTTCGTCATGATTATATGATACTTTTTCTTGTTTTTTGTTTACGAAAGTAATTATAGTATTTTTACCGATTAATGACTTTCTGATTACGAATCTTTTAGTTTTTAAAGTGTTTTTTAAGTTTGACATAGTTTTTAATTTTTAATTATTATTTATTTTATTTTATTTACATTTATATTATCCAATATACTTCGTATTTAGTTTGTAATTTATATTATTACTTAATTGAGTTTGTGTGATCATGAATATATTTAGTAGTAATATCATGGTATAGTGTTCTCATTTTCTCAGGAGTAATATTGAATAATTCAATCATTTCTCCAATGTATATTTCTTCAAATTCTTCAGAAGTGTGATCAATATTAATATCAATATCCATTGAGTATTTTAATTTATTAGTATTATTGCAGTATAAATTTATTAATTTTCTTTCCATTTTTATTTATTTTAATTATTATTATTATTTCTATATATATTATCCAATTAGTCTCGTATTTACATTGTAAAAGTATATTGTTTGTTTACTTATTATTTTTGTATTACATGTATTGCCGCGACTTTCTCATTGTGTAATTGTTTTTCTTTATATTTAGTTTGTTTCAATTTACATATATATTATCCAAATGCGTTCGTATTTACTATGTAGGAAAAAGCTAAAATGTTTTAAGTAAGTGCAATTTGTAATTACAACGAAACGCAAAGTAAAAACGAATAAAAATGGATAATAATTACGAAAAACGATGGCGAGCTGGCGTTTACAAGTGCGTTTTAAGCTTCGGGGGGCCGGCCTAGGGGTAGGGGGCAACACTACACTCCAATATTTACAACATTTTTTTTGTGACATAAGCCTATTAATAAACCCTTAGTAACAGGCAAGTGTCACACTTTACTTAAATAAGTATTTATACGTGTGATAATACTGATAAGTAAGTAATTAAAAAAAACAATTATGGCGTTCAAAATGAAGGGCTGGAGCCCATTTGATAAAAAAATTAAAGAAAAAGAAAGCTTTACAGACAGAGAAGAGGCTTACATGGATAGAGTTTATGCGCAAGTACAAAAAGACATGGGAGATACAGGTACAACTTATAGTGCGGAAGACATAGCAAACATGACTGAAGAAGAAAGAATAGGTAATATAGACGGTTATGTAAAAGGAGATTTTGCTAAACAGCTTGCAGAAGCTAAAAAGAAAGTTAAAAGATAAATAAATATGGCGTTTAAACTAAAAGGTCCAACACTTTATAAAAATAAATATGGCGATGATGGTCTTGTTATCAAAGACATTCCAGAACTTGATCTTTCAGAAAGAGAGGATCCATATGTAACATCAAGGATAGAAGCTCAAAAAAAGTTAGACTCAATTAATAAAATGAAGAGCAGCCCACTTGACAAATATGCATCGGCAGCTCAACGTAGAGCAGTTTGGGCTAATAAAGCTGATGGTGGTGCTGGTCACCCTGATAAGAAAAAGAAGAAGAAGAAAAAGAAAAGTAAAAAGAAATAAACATGGCGTTTAAAATGAAAACACCTTTCTTGCAACAATATTTAACTCAGTTCGAAGAGCAGAAGGCTAAAGATGACGCAGAACGTAAAAAGAAAATAGCAGAAAGAAACAAAATGTTAAACGAACTAGGAATAGTACTACCAGAACCAAAATGTGGTGTAAACTTCTTTGGTATGAACAGATAATTAATAAACATAAAAAAATATAAAAAATGGCATTTAAGATGAAAGGACCTATGTTTTTTGGGTCTGCAATAAAAAAATACGGTAAAAAATCAGAAACAAAACCAATGATGAAAAAAGAAACTGGTGAAGATGATGGTGCTAAACCAGATTACATAGACATCGATGGAGATGGTAATAAAGAAGAATCTATGAAAGAAGCCGCTGCTGATAAACAAGGATCTGGTATGAATTATGGGTCTTCTGCAATGAAGCACTACAGCTCACACAAAGAATACATGACACACGATCCTAGCGAAGGACCAATGTCTGATAAAAGGCATAATCACCCAGATAGACCAGCACCTAAAATGACTCACGGTGGTAAAGATAAAAAAGGTGGCCCAAAGATGAAATATGGTAAAAAAGATCCTGCGCCTAAAATGGTTCACAGTGGTAAAAAGAAAAAAGGTGGTCCAAAAATGAAACACAATAAACCAGCTCCAAAGATGTACGACAAAAAAGGTGGTCCAAAGATGAAAGATAAGAATCCAGCACCTAAAATGAATTACGATAAAAAGAAAAAATAGGGAAAGTCCCTAAACCAAGTCAATATTAACCAAAAATAAAACCAAAATGACTTATTTATACTACAAGACTAGTACATATACTAGCAATACTAAACCGAACGAAAAAACTATTAACCAGTGGAAGCATTTAGCTAACAAAAGTAATTGGAGAATAACACAATTACCTAACGGTTTTTATCAAACTGAGGTAAATGACCCAGAAAATGATAAAAATTGGCACGATGTTACACGTAGAGAGACCATAGAAGGCGCTGAAGCAGCAATTGATGGCAGCATCGACCATTTCTCTAAAAAATTAGAGGCTACAAAAGGCCCAAAAGTAGTAAAAACGTTCTAATAGAACAATAATTTAATTAAATTTAATCAAATATGGAATACAATCAACCTAGTGAGATTGTCAAAGACGTGAATTTTGGCGATTTTGCAAAAAACAAGGTAATTACGGGCGTTGAAAAGCTCGCAAAAGCAGTAAAATCAACCTTAGGTGCTTCTGGTAAGTGTGTTATTTACGAAGACGCACGCGGAAACCCGGTCATAACAAAAGATGGTGTAACCGTAGCTGAATCGGTAGTCTTATTTGACCCGGTTGAAAATATGGGTGCTACCCTTATTAAAGAAGCTGCTAGAAATACAGTGAAAGAAGCAGGTGACGGTACTACTACAGCTACTGTACTTGCTGAATCACTATTAAAAGAAGTAAATAATAGTGAAGAAACTATTAGAGATATAAAAAACGGAATAAACTCCGGTTTAAAAAAGGTAAACGATTACCTAAATAAGATTTCTGTAAAGATCGAGGGCGATATGCTGGAATCTGTTAGTTCAATTAGTTGTAATAATGATGCGGAACTAGGAGAGATTATAGCGGAAGCTTATACTAAAGTAGGTAAAGATGGTGTGGTGTTAATGGAAGAGTCTCCAACAGAAGAAACGTATGTTGAAGTCGTAGATGGTGTACAAATAGACTCAGGACTCACATCTCCACATTTTATTACTGATAAAGACAAGCAAATATGTGAGCTTGATAATCCTTTAGTATTAATCGTAACTTCAGAAATACCAAACATAAGAAAAATACAAAAAATACTAGAGTACGTTATAAAGAACAAAAGATCACTTTTGATAGTTGCTCCAGTAGAACAGCAAGTTAAAGCTGCACTTCTTATGAACAAAGTTAAAGGTAATATAAAAGTTAATATAGTTGACTTACCAGGCTTTGGTCCTACTAAAAACGATACATGTGAAGATTTAGCATTTTTAGTTGGAGCCAAGGTTATAAACGAACAATTAGGTGATGATCTTGATTTAATAGATATTGATTGTTTAGGTGAAGCACATACGGCTATAACAGATGATAAAAACACTGTATTAACTATTGATACTCCACACGAACAAATGAAAGAACGTATAGAGAGTATTAAGAAAACTATAGATAAATGGCATAAAAACCCATATATACAGAAAAAACATAGACAAAGATTAGCTATGTTAAACGGTAGTGTTGGTATTGTAAAAGTTGGTGCTAATTCTAAAGTTGAGATGAAAGAGAAGAAAGATAGAGTAGAAGACGCAATATATGCTACAAAAGCTGCTCTGAAAGAAGGTATTGTACCAGGTGGTGGTACTGCTCTTTTAAATGCTTCACAAAGCCTAACAAGTGATAACGAAGGTGAAAAAATACTTTTTAAAGCAATACAAGCTCCATTTCACACTATACTTGATAACGCTGGTTTAACACAAACAGCACCCCGCCCTGACAAAGGTCTAGGCGTTAATGTTGTAACAGGTGAAGCTGTTGATATGATATCATCTGGTATTATTGATCCAGTGCTTGTTACAAAGTCAGCGCTTAAAAACGCGGTAAGTGTTGTTTCTACTATTATATCTGCAGATTGTGTAATTTCAAATATGAGAACAAATGAAAGCGATAAATAGATATATAGTAATAAAAAATATAAAAACAGAACCTAAAAAGGTTGCTGGCCTAATAATGACAGATGATACTGACGTTGACAATAGGTATTTAAAAGCAAATATAATATCATGCGGAAACCTTGTAGAAGGATTACAAGATGGTGACACGATATATTACGATAAACATGCTGGACACGACATATCATGGAAAGATACTCTTTATAGAGTTATTCGTGATAGTGATGTTGTTTTGGTAGATTAAGCCAAAACCATAAACTTAAAACCACAAAACTTAACAAGTAAACTAATTAATTAACAAAAAAAAAGAAAAATTATGAAAATGTTTAAAATTCCATTGGTAACATCTGATGCTATTGTTGCTGATAACTTTATTTACGTTGACGTTACTACTTTACAAGATGTTACTGTTAACGCTGCAACAACTGTATTTGGCGGTCTTGGTTGGACGTTAACTTTTACTTTTGATGGATCAACTGCTGAAAAGTTAGCTAACGCAAACGCTATGGCTGCTTATTTAGTGCCTTTAATGCTAAGTTACAATGGTAGAGATGTTAATAGAAAAGAAACTTCTAAAACTTTTGATTTATGGAGTGGATTGACTATTGCAGAGATTTTAGCTGTAGTTGGTATAGCTTCACCAGGTACTAACGACGGTTTTGTTTCTGTTGCACTATCTTAATATTAATTGAGATTAACTGCGCAGGATCTGCGTGAAATGAATATCCTTAAGTATTACAGGCTCACTAGAAAGTGGGTCTGTAAAACTTACGGGTTAAAAGATGCAGATTTAGAATTATTAATTTATTTAGATTGTAAAGAAAGATTTACACGACAAGAGTTTATAGATGGTACTTATACGTACTCATGGGACAAAGCGAGGTGGGACAGATTAAGAAATGAAGGTTGGATAGATGTTTGGAGACATAGAAATAGAACAACTATAAAATATTCTATATTTAAAACTTCATGGAAGTGCTCACAGATGATAAGTAGAATTTATAGAATACTTTTAGGTGATGAAGACTTACCTATATCAGAAAGAAGTATTTTTTACAAAAATAAATCATATACAGATAAAGTTTACAATAAAGCTATAGATGATATGATAAAAGATAAAAATAGATAATATGCCAAGAAAGTGTAAGGGTAGTTTTAAGATGAAATACAATAATGCAAGTTTTCCCTTTAAAGGAGAAAACCATGACTTTTTACACGAAGGCTATAAAATAGTACGCAAGGATTTAGATGAAGGTATACAAGGTGAGGCTGAAAATGGTAAAATTATCAATATAGATGTAAGTATACCTAAAGGTAGTAAAAAAGAAAAAGAAGTTATTGTACACGAGGTGCATCATCAAAAAGAGATGGATAGTGGTAAATTATCTTACGATGATGACAGTGTAGAGGATAAAATAGCAAAAAAGACATATACAAGAAAAGACGGTAATTTAATAGATGATGAAACAGGAAAAGTTTATGAAGAAGGAGATAAACGATTACCGCATGAGAAAAGAGCATACGCAAAAAGTGATAAAATAAAAAACGCATAATATGGCATTTAAAATGAATAGACCTGGAAAATTAAAAGGTCCAAGAAAATCAGTACTAAATTTAGGAAGAGCAAAAAATAAATCAGGTATATACTACAATAGTAAAATGGGCCCTATGTTATACACTTCGCCATCAGCACTTAAACAAGCTGAAGAAGGTATGGGCGATATGGGCGGTATGGGTGGTATGGAAGCAATGATGGGTATGATGGGTGGAGGAGAAGCTCCTACTGCGCCACAACCAACAGAGACAAAAGAAGAAAAAACAGGAGGTAAAATAGAAAGCGCTTGGCAGTTTGATGCAATGGACTTAGAAGGTGGTGCTATGGGTAAGGTACAAAAAGACGAAGCTACAGGTATGCTTTATGTTATTGTAGAAAATGACGATGAACTAATAAAAGGTATAGGTAAAGATGCAAAAGTATTTTTACCACCAAACATAGTAAATGATAAGATGGTAAAAGCTAAAGTTGGAGAGTTGCTTCCTGACAACGATTATCAAGTTCAGTTAAACCCTGAAACTAACGAGTATGAAGTACAAGTTGTTAATCCATCTGGCACAGGTCAAGAAGATTTTGAACCAGAATTTGAAGGAGGAGACGAGTAATGGAGATACAAGGAGGTGTTGGAACACCATTTAATCAAACAAAAAAACCAGTTTTTGACGAAAGCAAAGGTTGGAAAAAAGGAGAGGCTTATACTACTAAAAGCGGTAAAAAAGGCCATTATGTTTTCGACCCTAATGGTAAAAAATATTTTATGACTAGTGATGGTAAGCTGCACACAGGACAAATAGACGATTTATAATATGGGATTATTTAAAACTATAGGAGGTGTTACTTCACCAGTGTTACAAGTTACTGTGCCAAATTATTGGTACAAAGTAAACGGTAAAAAAGTAACCTACGAAGAATATAAAAAGGCTCACAAATATGGTGTAGATGGTAGAAGGCCTAATTTACAAACTAATGACCCTGATCCTTTTGGATATAAAGCTAAACACAAAGCAGATAGAGAAAAACTTAGAAAACCTACTGTTTTAACGGAAGAGCAAACAAAAGTAAAGGAAGAACAAGAAAAGAAAAAATAAATATGTTAGATAAATTATTTAGTGGTGGTGCCGCTGATTTAGTAAAAAACGTAGGTGGAGTTATAGATAACTTGCATACGTCAAAAGAAGAAAAGTTAGAAGCTGAAAAGCAAATAAAAGATATGATAATGGGTTATGAAGCTGAAATGCAAAAGCAAGTTACAGCAAGATGGCAGTTGGATATGAACTCAGATTCATGGCTTAGCAAAAACATAAGACCTTTGGTTTTAGTGTTTTTAGTAGTTAGCACGGTGTTATTAATATTTATTGACGCTGGTGTTATAGATTTTAAAGTAGAAGACAAATGGACTGACTTACTACAGTTAGTATTAATAACAGTGATTGGTGCTTACTTCGGTGGTAGATCACTAGAAAAAGTAAAAAAATAAAAATATGGCAACAAGTAATTTTACAGTAAGAATAGAACCAGATATAATCGATGGAGATGTATCAAAAGTAATAGGTGCTCAAACACCATCAGCAACAGACGCACCATTTCAATCTGGAGATATTCTTTTTGACTGGCAACCAATACAGGTTCCAAAAGGAACTAGCAAATTAGTTAGTATATCAGGTTATATTATGGGACAAGATGGTGGCGTTCAGGTAAATTCTGATATAGAGTTTGTGTTTGCTAAATCAGTTAATGGTGTAGCGCCAACAACCCTTGGTGAAGAAAATGAGCCTCAAACATTATGTTTTGAACTACCTAAACATCTTATTGGTTTTGCAAAAGTAGAAGGAACGTCTTCAGCTACCGTAGGTGGAGAGTTTGGAGATTATTTTACTTCTAATTATGGAGGCGCAAATGGTGGTACGTTTCCAGTTATACTGCAAGGTGAAAGCACTGGTGTTAGTGTTGGTTTTGATACTATATACGTAGCAGCGTTTTGTGGTGGTGCAATTGATTTTTCAACTGGAGTTAAACCAACCGCGCAGGCGACTACATCCACAGATACAATAGCTGTTGATGGTGTTGATCCTAGAAAATGCTTTCAAATAGGCGACACAATTTACACAAACACAGATGATACTCCTTTAGGTACTGTTAAATCAATGAGTGCAAGTGAAATAGTGTTAAATGCAAATTTAGGCGCTCAAGTAGAAGATAACGAAGAAATAGTAAACGCAAATCCAATAAGAGTAATTTTTGGTTTTGAAAGAAGTAGATAAAATTAAATTAAATTAACTTAAATTAAATAAAATGGCAAAAAAAGAAAAAGTCGTAGACTTAAAACCTACGCAAGTAAGTGAAAAACACTTAAAAGAAATACAAACAACTGTTAGTGAAATAAATAAAACTTATATGGAGCTTGGTAGATTACTAACAACTCAACATAGTTTTTTACACAATTTAGCTAATAAACAAGAAACATTAACTTCTCTTCAAAAAGATCTTAAAAAAGAATATGGTACTGATAATATCAATATTGAAGATGGTACTATAAACTATTCAGAAGATGACAAAGTTAATTAGAAAAATAAGCGTTGGTAAAGATTATAAGAACGATGCGATGCATTATTCTGTGGGTCAAGAGGTTTATGGTGGTCATACTATTTGCGATATACTAGAAGAAAAAGATAAGTATTCTATTTATATTAAAAAAAATAAAAACGTACTACCTTGGAAGGACTTTAACAAAAATATGGCCGTATCTGTAGAATATAATCTAGAATACTAATGCATGGCTTTGTTGAGATGTTAAAAGATCTCAATATTACCAAACAACAATTAAATACTATAACACGCTCTGGAATAACAATAGAGTTTGAAAGTGATTTTTATTATAAAGATAAATCAAATATACACGGTGTTGGTGTTTTTGCTTTGAAAAACATAAACAAAGGAAAAGTTATAGGTATTGGTAGTATTGATAATAAATACAAAACAACACTAGGAAGGTTTACAAACCATAGTGATAATAATAACTGTATGTTTTATTATTTAAAAAACAACGATGTTGTTATGGTTGCTACTAAAAATATAAGTAAAAACGAAGAAATACTTATAAACTATAGGGACCACGTGTTAAATAAAGTTTACTTAAATGAAGAGCGTTTATAATTTTGTTGTCGAGCCTAAAGGCCAAAGATACAATAATAAAAAAAAGATTGGTGATTCAGAATTAATACTTAATACTGAAATATTTAACCACCAATATGTTAATAGAGAAGCTGTTGTTATATCAACACCAATAATAGGTAATACAAATATAATACCAGGTGATACAGTTATAGTGCATCACAATGTTTTTAGACGTTGGCACAACGTAAAAGGTATTGAAAAAAACAGCAAAGCTTATTTTGATGAAAATACTTATTTAATAAATAACGATCAAATATTTTTATACAAAAGAAAAAATAAGTGGATAGCACCAAAAGGTTATTGTTTTGTAAAACCTTTAAAAGCTGTTGATAAATTTAACATTAAATCTGAAAGACCACTGCAAGGTATTGTTAAATACTCTGATGGTACTGTAAATATTGGAGATTTAATAGGTTTTAGACCTAATAGTGAATATGAATTTATAGTTGATGGCGAAAGACTATATAGAGTTTTATCTAATTTTATTACAATTAAATATGAATATCAAGGAAACGAAAAAACTTATAATCCAAGCTGGGCACAGAGCAGTTGAAGAATTAATAAACGTTGCAAGAGAAAAAATAATAACTAACACTGAAGATGATGTTAGTGCCGATAGACTAAAAAATGCTGCAGCTACTAAAAAATTAGCAATATTTGACGCATTTGAAATACTTAACAGAATCCAAGAAGAAGAAAACTTGCTTGAGGGCAAAGCACCTGAAGAGACAAAGAAAGAGGTCTTTAGAGGATTCGCAGAAGGCAGATCTAAGTAATGTACGAGCAAAGTTTAGTTAAAACAATAGAACCTATTAAACGCACGACTATCAGTCGGCTTAACAAATTAAAAAAATGGAAATATGGATACAATAAAGAACATGATGTCGTGGTTATATCTAAAACTGGTAAAATTGGCGAAATACTTGAAGTGCAAGGTTTGCACATTGCTTTGCCGTTGTTGCCAAAGCGAGTGCATAGCAATGACAAAAACAAGTGGCAAAAACTAGAATATCCAAAACAGTTAAGTAAATTAAAAAATATATTTGATTGGAGAGCGTACCCAGAAGAACAAAAAGATCAGTGGTACGAGTATATAGACGAAGAGTTTAAACGTAGAGAAGAAGGTTTTTGGTTTATGAATAATAATAAACCAACATATATAACAGGCACACATTACATGTATTTACAATGGAGTAAAATAGATGTAGGTGCTCCAGATTTTAGAGAAGCTAATAGGTTGTTTTATATATTTTGGGAAGCTTGCAAAGCAGATAAAAGATGTTATGGTATGTGTTACCTTAAAAATCGTCGTTCTGGTTTTTCTTTTATGTCATCTGCAGAAACAGTTAATTTAGCCACAATATCAAGTGATAGTAGATATGGTATACTATCAAAAACAGGTGCTGATGCTAAAAAAATGTTTACCGACAAAGTAGTACCTATTAGTATTAACTATCCTTTCTTTTTTAAACCAATACAAGATGGTATGGACAGGCCAAAATCAGAGCTTGCGTATAGAGTACCAGCTAGTAAGTTTACAAGAAAAAAAATAACAGCCAACGAGCAGTTAGAAGATATACAAGGATTAGACACAACTATAGACTGGAAAAATACAGGCGATAATAGTTATGATGGTGAAAAACTAAACTTGTTAGTACACGATGAAAGTGGTAAGTGGGAAAGACCTGATAATATATTAAACAACTGGCGAGTTACAAAAACGTGTTTAAGATTAGGTAGTAGAATAGTTGGTAAGTGCATGATGGGATCAACATCAAACGCTTTAGACAAAGGTGGAGACAATTTTAAAAAATTATATTATGCATCAGATGTCACTAAAAGAAATAGAAATGGCCAGACAAAATCTGGTTTATATTCTTTGTTTATCCCAATGGAATGGAACTACGAAGGATTTATTGATGAGTATGGAGTTCCAGTATTCACTACTCCTGACACAGACGTGTTTGCCCCAGATGGTGAACTAATAGATGTAGGTGTAATAGATAGTTGGCAAAACGAGGTTGATGGATTAAAAGACGATCAAGACGCGTTAAACGAGTTTTACCGTCAGTTTCCAAGAACTGAAGAACACGCGTTTAGAGATGAAACAAAAAATAGTATATTTAACTTAGTAAAAATATACGAACAAATAGATTATAACGAAGGTATAGGTAATGACGCTGTTATATCAAAAGGTAATTTTCAATGGGTTAACGGCGTTAAAGACACGCAGGTAATATTTTATCCAGATCCAAAAGGTAGATTTAATATAAGCTGGGTGCCACCAGTTCACTTACAAAATAAAATAGTATCAAAAAACGGTATTAAATATCCTGGTAATGAACACATAGGTGCTTTTGGTTGTGATAGTTATGATATATCAGGTACAGTAGATGGTAGAGGTTCTAACGGTGCTTTACACGGTTTAACAAAGTTTTCTATGGAAGAAGCACCTTCTAGTTCTTTTTTCTTAGAGTATATAGCTAGACCACAAACAGCAGAGATATTTTTTGAAGATGTGTTAATGGCACTAGTTTTTTATGGCATGCCTTTACTTGCTGAAAATAATAAACCTAGATTATTATATTACTTAAGACGTAGAGGTTACAGAGGTTATAGTATGAACAGACCAGATAAAGTTTGGAATAAACTTTCTGCAACAGAAAAAGAAATAGGTGGTATACCAAACTCTAGTGAAGATATAAAACAAGCTCATGCGGCTGCTATTGAAATGTATATACAAGACAAAGTAGGTTTACAAACAAATGGTAACTACGGTAAAATGTATTTTAATAGAACTTTAAACGATTGGGCTAGGTTTGATATAAATAAAAGAACAAAGTTTGATGCTGCGATTAGCTCAGGTTTAGCTATAATGGCTTGTAATAGACATTTATATGCGCCAAATGCTAAAATTGAAAAACAAAAAGTAAATATAAACATATTCAAATATGAAAACAAAGGGAATATGTCTAAAATAATTAAATAACAAATATGTTAAAAAAAGGTTATCAAGGTAGTTTTCCAAGTCAAGTTGTAAGTGACATAGAAAAAATGTCTGCAGAGTACGGGTTGCAAGTTGGTAAAGCTATATCTAGCGAGTGGTTTGCTAATGGTACATATAACAATAGATATTTAGATACTTCTAATAATTTCCATAACCTTAGACTTTATGCTAGAGGAGAACAATCAATACAAAAATATAAAGATGAATTATCTATAAACGGTGATTTAAGTTATTTAAACTTAGATTGGAAGCCGGTACCTATTGTGCCTAAGTTTGTAGATATAGTTGTAAATGGTATAGCTGAAAGGATGTATGACGTAAAAGCTTATTCACAAGATCCACATGGTGTAAGTAAAAGAACAGAATACATGGAGTCTTTACTAGGAGATTTTCAAACAAAAGATTTAAACGCTTTAGTTGAAGAAACTTTAGGTATAACTCTTAATAAAAACGATAAGTCAGTAATACCTGCTTCAGAGCAAGAGTTAAATCTTCATATGCAGCTTACATACAAACAGGCTGTAGAATTAGCAGAAGAACAAGCTATAAACACATTGTTAGATGGCAACAGATACGAATTAATAAAAAAACAGTTTTATTATGATTTAACAGTGTTAGGCATTGGTGCTGTTAAAACAACGTTTAATACCAGCGAAGGTGTTAAAATAGATTATGTTGACCCAGCACACCTTGTTTATTCTTATACTGAATCTCCTTATTTTGACGATATATATTATGTTGGTGAACTAAAAGAAATACCAATAAACGAGCTAGTAAAACAATTTCCAGAATTAACACATGAAAATCTGGAAGAAATATTAAATGACGCTGGTAACAAAGACATGTATAGGTACGGTGGTGAATACGGAGATAAAGACGTTAATAAAGTTCCAGTATTATACTTTAATTATAAAACTCATATGAACGAGGTTTATAAAGTAAAACAAACTAGAACAGGTGCAGACAAAGCTATAGAAAAAGATGATACGTTTAACCCACCTGAAAATAAAGATGGAGATTATAGTGCTTTAAAAAGATGCGTAGAAGTTTTGTTTGAAGGCGCTATGATATTAGGGAGTAGTAAACTTCTTAAATGGGAAATGGCTGAAAACATGATGAGGCCTAAAAGTGATTTTACTAAAGTAAAAATGAATTATGCTATTACAGCTCCAAGGATGTATAATGGAAAAATAGAAAGTTTAGTTAGTAGAGTTACTGGTTTTGCTGATATGATACAGCTTACACATTTAAAGTTACAGCAGGTAATGTCGCGTATGGTTCCTGATGGTGTTTATTTAGACGCAGATGGTTTGGCTGAAATAGACTTAGGTAACGGTACTAACTATAACCCACAAGAAGCGTTAAATATGTTTTTCCAAACAGGTTCTGTTATAGGTAGGTCAATGACCGCAGATGGAGATATGAATCCTGGTAAAATGCCAATACAAGAAATAAACACTAATAATGGCGGTGGTAAAATGCAAAGTTTAATACAGACCTATAATTATTATTTACAAATGATTAGAGATGTGACTGGTTTAAATGAAGCTAGAGATGCTGCAACTCCAGAAAAATACTCTTTAGTAGGCGTGCAAAAACTAGCAGCTGCAAATAGTAACACTGCAACTAGACATATATTACAGTCAGGACTATTTTTAACACAAGAAGTTTGTGAAGCTTTATCACTTAGAATATCTGATATACTAGAATATTCACCTACTAAAAATGCTTTTATTCAGCAAATAGGTGCGCATAACGTGGCTACATTAAAAGAAATGTCTGAGTTACATTTGTATGACTTTGGTATATTTATAGAATTAATGCCAGATGAAGAAGAAAAACAGTTATTAGAAAACAATATACAAGTTGCTTTGTCTCAACAAACAATAGATATAGAAGATGCTATTGATCTTAGAGAAATAAAAAATGTAAAGCTAGCAAATCAACTATTAAAAGTACGTAGAAAGAAAAAGCTAGAAAGAGATCAAAAAATACAACAAGAGAATATAATGGCTCAATCACAGGCTAATATACAAACTCAACAGGCTTCTGCTCAAATGGAAATGCAAAAAAAACAGTCTGAGTCTAAGTCTATGCAAGAGTTAGAAGGTATAAAAGCTAAATTTGAAGCAGAAAGAATGATGCAAGAAGCAGAGCTTAAAAAACAGTTAATGGACCATGAGTTCCAGATACAGATTAGATTAGCTAAATTACAAGCTGATGCTATGAAAGCAAAAGAAGATAGCAAAGAAGATCGTAAAGACGAAAGAACAAAAATACAAGCTACACAACAATCTCAGTTAATTGATCAAAGAAAAAACGATTCACCACCAAAAGATTTTCAGCAAGAAGATATTGAAATGGGTGGCGCTGCACAAGATCCGTTAGCTGGAATAATGGGCATGTAAAATTATTAATTATTATTATATTATATTATGGAAGAAAACAAAGAAAACGTGGCTGAAAAGCCTAAAGTAGACGATAAAGTTGAAAAAATAAAAATAAAGAAAAAACCTAAAAAATTTGAAAAAACACCAGATGTCATTAAAGTTGACATGAGTAAACCAAAAGAAAATGAAACTAAAGAAGATAACACTGACAACGACGGAGTGGTTACAGAGCTTAAAAATGCCGAGCCCGTACAAAAACAAGAAGAAGTACAACCGGAAACAAAAACACAAGAAGCTCCAGTATTAGAAGAAATAACAAACGAGACACCTCCACCACCAAAACCAGAATTACCTAAACAACCAGATTTACCAGAAAATATACAAAAGGTTGTTGACTTTATGAAAGACACGGGTGGTGATCTAAATGACTATATGAATTTAAATAGAAATTTTGATGATTATGGTGATGATGATTTACTTAGGTCTTATTACAAAGATACAAAACCACATCTTGATGATGATGAAATAAACTTTTTAGTACAAGAAAGTTTTGATTGGGACGAAAAAATAGATGACGAAAAAGATGTGAAAAGAAAAAAACTAGCGTTAAAAGAGCAAGTTGCCAGCGCTAAAGCCTACTTGGACGGGCTAAAGTCTAAATACTATGAAGATATTAAAATGGGGTCTAAGCTTACTAACGAACAGCAAGAAGCTATTAAATACTTCAATGAGTCGCAAGAAAGATTAAAGATTCAAGAACAAGCTCAGTCTACATTTTTACAAAAAACTGATCAAGTTTTTAATAATGAATTCAAAGGATTTGAATATAATATTGGAGACAAAAGGTTTAGGTATAATGTAAGTGATACTGAAAAAGTAAAAACAAACCAGAGTGACATTAATAATTTCATAAGAAAGTTTCTTAATGAAAATGGTCAAATGGAAAATGCTAGTGGTTATCACAAAGGACTGTTTACAGCTATGAATCCTGATGCTATTGCAAATCATTTTTATGAGCAAGGTAAAGCAGATGCTTTGAGAGAAAGTATATCTAAATCCAAAAATGTTAATATGGATCCTAGACAATCTTTTACAGCACCTAAAACAGGGTTTAAAGCAAGAATTGTTAGAGATAATAATAATCATAAAACAGCGACATTTAAAATTAAAAAACGAAAATAACTAAAAATTTAAAATTACAAAATTATGGCAATTACAGGTGCATCGAATACAGTGCCAGCTCCAATACAGCAAACACTGTCTTCGAATTATATTGATTTTGCTACGCTTGGGTCTTCGGACGGATGGGCGCAGCAATACCTGCCTGACTTAATGGAAGCAGAAGCTGAGGTGTTTGGTAACAGAACTATCTCTGGTTTTCTTTCACAAGTTGGTGCAGAAGAGGCTATGACTGCTGATCAAGTAGTATGGTCTGAACAAGGAAGATTACATTTATCTTATACTGGTCACGTTGAAAACACTACACAGTGTGCTGATACTACTGCTGGTGGTCAGATTACTCTTGACAAAACTATTGACGGCGTTCAATTAGACGCTTCAGCTAGAGATAATGGTGTTAGAGTAAATGACATTTTATTAGTAGCTACAGCTACTGCTACTCACAGATTATTAGTACAAGCCGTAGCGCTTAACGTAGTTAGTGTTGTTCCTTACGATGCTACAAACGCAAATGGTCAAATAGGTAACTTAACTGGATTAACTGCTACAGGTTCTGATGATGATGGATCTTTAACGGTACTAGTTATTGGTTCTGAGTATTCAAAAGGTACTAACGGAAGAGTAGGTACTAACACTCCAGGTTTCAAATCATTTACTAACAAGCCGATTATATTAAAAGACAAGTATGACATCTCTGGATCTGATGCTTCTCAAATTGGTTGGGTTGAAATATCAGGTGAAGACGGACAAAATGGCTACTACTGGTATTTAAAAGCTGAAGGAGACACTAGAGCTCGTTTTGCTGATTACTTAGAAATGGCAATGATTGAGTCTGTTGTTGGTGATAGTGCTCAGTCTGCAGCTGATGGTTCTGTTTTAGGAGCATCTCACACTACTTTTGGTACTGAAGGTTTATTCTCAGCTATTGAAACTAGAGGTAATATAGCTACAGGTATTGAAGGTGTTGATGCTGGTACTGATTTAGCTGAGTTTGACGCTATTTTAGCTGAGCTTGATTCTCAAGGTGCTATTGAAGAAAACATGATGTTCTTAAACAGATCTACTAGTTTAGCTATAGATGACATGTTAGCTTCAATGAACTCTCATGGTACAGGTGGTACTTCTTACGGTGTGTTTGACAACGAAGAAGATATGGCACTTAATTTAGGTTTCTCTGGTTTCAGAAGAGGTTCTTATGACTTCTATAAGTCTGACTGGAAATACTTAAATGACGCTTCTACAAGAGGTGCTATTAATGCTAAAGACACTGTCAATGCGATAAGAGGTTGTATGATACCTGCAGGAGTTTCTTCTGTGTATGATCAAACTTTAGGTAAGAATTTAAAACGTCCATTCTTACACGTTAGATATAGAGCTTCACAAACTGATGACCGAAGAATGAAAACTTGGGTTACTGGTTCTGTTGGTGCTACTACATCTGAACTAGATGCAATGGAGGTACATTACTTATCTGAAAGATGTTTAATTGTACAAGGTGCTAATAACTTCTTCTTATTGAAGTAAGCATTTATATAAAAGTCGAGGCTTCGGCCTCGGCTTTATTTTATTAATTTTATTATATATTATATTATGGCAAAAAAACAAGAAAAAAAAGAAAAGGTAGAAGTACCTGTTGTTGAAACACCAGTTGTTGAAACACCGAAACCTAAAAAAGTTGAACCTAAAAAACCTGAATGGGAAATAAAAGATAGAGTTTATTATTTAATAGGTAATAAAAAACCATTATCTTACATGATAAGATCTACTAATATCTATTATTTTGACGAAGAAAAAGGTTTTGAAAGAGAATTAAAATATTGTGAAAATCAAAGAACTCCTTTTGTTGATGAAATGAAAGGTGACCAAAGATTATCTCACATCGTATTTAGAAACGGTGTACTACACGTTCCTAGAGAAAAAACAACTTTACAAAAATTTTTAAGTTTATATCACCCACATAGAGATAAACTTTATTATGAGTGGAAACCAGTTAAACAAGCAGAACAACAATTAGACTGGTTAGAATTTGAAGTTGCTGCTTTACAAGCGGCTAATGATTTAGAAGTTGATATGATGGAGGCTGTTATGAGAGTAGAGAACGGTTCTAGGGTATCTAGCATGTCATATAAGGAATTAAAACGTGATTTACTTATATTTGCTAAGAGAAATCCTCAACTGTTCTTAGAATTAGTTACAGATGATAATATACAACTTAGAAACTTTGGTATAAAAGCTACAGAAGCTGGTATATTATCTTTAACTTCAGATCAAAGAACTTTTAATTGGGCTTCAACTGGTAGAAAAATAATGACTGTACCTTTTGATGAGCACCCATATTCAGCTTTAGCCGCTTGGTTTAAAACTGATGAAGGTATGGAAGTGTACAAGAATATAGAAAAACGAATGAAGTAAAACAAAGTAAAGCAACCATCTTAACGGGTGGTTGCAATACTAAAAAAAACAATAAATGGCAGTAAGTGTAGATACAGTATATCAAAGAGTACAAGCTATAGCTAACAAAGAGCAGAGAGGTTACATAACGCCTCAAGAGTTTAATTTATTAGCTAACCAAGCTCAATTATTAATATTTGAACAGTATTGCTATGAACTAGGTAAAATGTATGGTGAACACGGTAACGTTGGTGAGTACAGTGATAAGCTCGATATTTTACACGAAAAAATAGCACCTTTTGAAAACTGGAAAGTTGCGTTTTCAAATTTAGTTGGTAATGAAGCTACTTTACCAGTAACGCCAGTTGTGCATAAGTTAGGTACTGTTTTTTATAACGCTGGCACATATGATTGTGAAGTTGAAAGAGTTGATAAAAACGATTTACATAATATGTTAAAAACAGCTTTAGCAACACCTACTGACAACAACCCTGTATATGTTAGAAAAACAGACACAAAAATACTTTTATATCCAGCTTCACCTACAGTGGCATATTCAATAGTTGGTGATAATCCAAATATATTTTGCAACTATATATCTAAACCAACTCAAGTTGTTTGGGGTTACAACGTCGTAGGTTCATACGCGTTATTTGACGCTACACAAGCAACAGACTTTCAGTTACACGCTTCAGAAGAAACAGAGTTGGTATATAAAATATTAGAACTAGCAGGAGTAACGTTAAACAAACCAGGTTTGACTCAAATAGCATCAAACGAAGATAACGAATTAATGGCTAAAAAACAATACTAAATGGGATTAATAACACAAACAGGACAACAATATTATAGCACAGCCTCACCAACTCCTTTTGGTGATTATCAATTTACATCTTTAGAAACTATTATAAATCAATTTATTATCGCTTATGTAGGTGAAGATAAAATAATATCAAAGATAAGAAGAACAGACGTGTCTTTTCACGCCAAAAGAGCTTTACAAGAATTATCATTTGATACTTTTAAATCTGTAAAATCTCAAGAAATAGTTTTACCAAGTTCTTTAACAATGATATTACCACAAGATTATGTTAATTACGTTAAATTTACTTGGAGCGATGGATCTGGTATAGAACATGTTATATACCCAGCTTTAAAAACATCAAATCCAACAGATGTAACTCAAGACGCTAATGGTGATTACACTTTTGATGGTAGTCAAAATTTAATAACAGATAACTCTTCTTCTACTTGGGAAAATTTTGAAGCTATAGAAGCCACACCAGATAGTGACGATGATTATGATGATGAAATATATGAAGCGCTAGAGGGTAAGCGGTATGGTTTAGACCCTCAACACGCTAACATAAATGGTTCATTTTATATAGACCCAAATACTGGTTTAGTACACTTTAGTTCTAATTTAGCTGGAAAAACAATAATAATAAAATATATAAGTGATAGCCTAGGTACAGACGCAGAAATGAAAGTACATAAGTTTGCTGAAGAAGCCATGTATAAATATATAGCGTATGCTATATTATCTACTAGAGCTAATACACAAGAATATTTAGTTCAAAGATTTAAAAAAGAAAGATTTGCTGAAATAAGAAAAGCAAAACTAAGACTGTCTAATATTAAATTAGAAGAAATTACTCAAATTTTAAGAGGTAAGTCTAAACATATAAAACACTAATTAAATGCCGGAGTTAAAACGTAACTTTACTCAAGGTCGAATGAATAAAGATCTTGACGAAAGATTAGTACCTAATGGTGAATATAGAGATGCTTTAAACATAGAAGTTAACACTTCAGAGGGTTCTAATGCTGGAACTGTACAATCACTAAAAGGTAATACTTTATTAAACACAGATCAAATTGGTAGTACAGATTTAGATTTTTTAACAGCTGATAGCCACTTGTTTTCAAAGGACGCGGTTTGTGTTGGTTCTATAGCTGATAAAGCTAAAAACAAAATATATTATTTTGTTACAGATCCACATAGAAACTATGACGCTAGCTGGGAAACTGGTGATTATGCTTTAAACGATACTTATGTTCACGCTGAACAAGATAGTTCTGGTAATGTAGACGTAAAGCATAAAATATACTCTGATTATATAATAGAATATAATGAAAGTAGCGACAATGCTAAATACGTTTTTGTAGAACACGTAAAAGTTAACACTAAGCTTTCTAATGATCAACACGCAAAAGGAGATCATCTACACGTAAGTAACCTAGGTTTACCTGGTGACATAAGACCTATAGGTATACAAGTTGGTATGGAAGTTTATATAAAAGGTGTAAAAACTTCTGTAATAAAAATAGAAGAAGATACTGACTCTGGTTATAACGGTTGGAGAATATATACTGAACACGACGCAAATGACTTAGGATATAGTATTTTAGGGACAGCGGTAGCTGGCACAAGCGTACAGTTTAAACTACCTCATGAAAAAAGAGCGTTAGCATTTAATCATTTTGCTTCTAAAAACCCAGGTGAAGTTATTACTGGAATAAATATAATAGATGATCTTTTATTTTGGACTGACAACTTAACAGAGCCTAAAAAAATAAATATAAACCGATGTAAGTACGGATCAACATATGGTCCTCATACTGATAATGATAATGATCTTGTAAACGCAGCGGCTCAATATCATAAAAACGGAACTAGAAAATATCCTACACTTTTAATAGTTAACGGTCAAATACCTGACAACGCAACAAACGCTAGACTAGCGTCCTTAGACGATTACGCGTCTGCAATAAACTATCCTTTCTTTTCTTATAAACATGCTACCGTAATAAAGAACGCGCCTACGTCTTCTTTAGATATGATAATGTCTAATACTACAAAAGCTGATATACAGCCAAAAGACGGTAACATTGTGGTAGAACAAGATGTTCAACTTCCTTTTGATGATCCAAATGTTTCTTCTAGTAGTTTCTTTTTTGACGAGGCTGGCGCAAGATTAACAAATGGTCAAACAACACCATCTTTAACTTTTGCACAATCTTTAGACTGGGAGGAAGGAGATGTAGTTGAATTTTATCCAGAAGATGATGAAGCTGGTTTTGATGGAAGTTCTTTAGTTACTGCTATTGTAGATTCTAAAACAGCAGGAAGCACATTTACTTTTGAAATACAAGCAATATCTACTAAAATAATAAAGCCTCTTGTTAATTTTAGAGTTAGACTGCAGCAAAAAGATCCTTTGTTTGAATTTAAATTTCCAAGGTTTGCTTATAGATGGAGATATGAAGATGGTGAGTACTCTGCTTTTTCACCTTTTTCAGAGGTAGCATTTATTCCAGATAGATTTGATTATCACCCAAGAAAAGGTCATAATTTAGGAATGACAAATAATTTAAGATATTTATTGCTTTATGGTTTTAAACCTATAACAACACCTTTAGATGTTGTTGAAATAGATATTTTGTATAAAGAATCAAACTCTCCAAATATTTACACTGTAGAAACAATTAAATCACCTAGTTCTAAAACAGTAGGTAATAGATTAAAAACTGTTGATTATAAGGGTGATGAAGGTTGGTTTGGTAAAGTAGTTAAAAGAGAAACACCTAATACTTTAGTTACTGACTTAGCTATGATTGGAACAACATCTTTTGCTGGAAGTGTAATTATTGAAAATGGTGTTTATTATTACAACATAACAGATGATTTTGAAGATGTTAATATTAAGGTTGGAGATCAAATTAACTTTACAGCAGGACAAACAGGGCTTTCTGGAACTATTTTAATTGATTCTTTTTTAGTTAGTGAAAGCGAAGCTAGTTATATATCTCTTACCGCTGGTGGTACTGCTGTCACAAGCTCAGCATCAACTTGGTTGTATGATGGTAGTCCTTTTGAAATAAAAAGAACTATAGCTAGAAAGCCAGCGTTTAATATAGATGATCCTGTAGGTTCTTTAGAAATAAAATCAGATATAATACATGCTGCTGTGCCTTCTAATCAATTATTAAGACCTTATGATAACGTTCCTAGAAAAGCATTAGGTCAAGAAGTAACTGCTAATAGAATTGTTTATGCTAATTATATACATCAATTTAATATAGTTGGTAAAAACGACAAAAACACTATAAAGCAAAAGTTTAAAACAGCCATACGTAAAAGAAAAAATATTAGAGATAATATACAATATGATGAAAATACAGCTTTAGTAGATCCAACAACAGGTCAAACAATAAAGTGGTATAGTCCGTTAAATGCTTTAGAAACAGAAGCTAAACAACCTGAAAGATCTTTAAAATCTTTAAGAACATATCAAGTAGGTATGGCTTATGTAGATGAGTTTGGTAGAACAACACCTATTCAAACACACGAATCAGGTGTTATTAAGGTTAAGAAAAATAAAGCTGATGATTACAATGGTTTAACGGTAAGGCTTGAAGAAACGGATGATTGGCCTGTTTGGGCTACTCATTTTAAAATTTATGTAAAAGAAACTTCTAATGAATATTATAATTTAGCACTTGATAGATTTTACGATGCTAAAGATGGTAATGTTTGGCTTAGCTTTCCTTCTTCTGAAAGAAATAAAGTTGATGAAGACACGTATTTAATACTTAAAAAACAACATGATAACGATGAGTTTGTAGTTGAAAAAGCTAGATATAAAATTATAGCAATAGAAAACGAAGCACCTTTATTTGTAAAAACAAAATTTGATACTCTTGGTACAGTAACACCACCTTCTTTTCCAACAGATGGTGAACCAAAAATAGACCAATCACACTTTGACTTACCATCTAGTTTATTTAAAGAAGGATCCTCTTTTGAAGATGTTGCTAACGCTGCAGATAGATCTGTTAGAGTTTCTAATGCTACTAATACTTCTGATTGGTATGATATATCTACTATATCTGAATATGGTGGTAATAGACGTGTTGTAGTTAAAAAACCTTTTGGACTAGACATGTCGTGGACAACTGACGATGGTACTAATACCGGTACTTTAAAAAGTAGTTTATCAGTAGAAATAGCTAGTAAAAAAGTAAAAAACTTACCAGAATTTAATGGTAGGTTTTTTGTTAAAATACATAAAGACGCTGTTTTTTCAAAAAACATTTTAGTAAAACAACTTCAAAAAGTATACATAGTAACAGATAGTACATCTTTAGGTTATCAAAAAAACGTTCCAGATGATGAAAAGTATTATAGAGACAGTAATGATGGTTATATTGATATACCGCAACAAAGATTTTTTGTAAGTAAAATAGACCATAGATCCGAGTGGTATCCACCTACAGGAGGTACAAGAGGATTTAAAGATTTTCCAGATCAAAACTATAGTACTTTAGATATACAGATGCACTGGAGTAAAGCTGGTCAAGGTGGTATAAGAAGAAAAGCAAAGAAAAGATGGGGTATTACTAAACACGGTAACAACTTTACAAATGGTAACGATAAAAAACTAGCTTTAGCAGAAAAAATGAGAGGGCCTGGAACGTTATTTAGATTTAAAGGTGATACTACTATATATAGAGTCAAAACATCTGGCTACGAGTGGATGGTTGAAAATTATGCTCGTTCTTCAAACAACTGGATAAACAGTGAAACAGGCGCTAGATACGAGTCAAACCATAGCGTTATGATAAGAATGGAGTTTGAACCTTCATTAGGTACCACTGGTGCCGATGCTGTTGGTAGAACAGGTACAGGTTATAATCCTTTTACTGACAACTGGGAAGGCGTTACTGTAGGTGGTACTACCTATGAAGAAGGAGATTCTTCAGGAGTTGCTTGGAGCGATAGATATAGAATAAAACATTACCAAGACCAACCAGTAGAAGGTTTAAGGCATATTGAGTTTTTAGAAGAACTTGCTGTTGATGATTCTTATACAAGTGATAATCCAGCTATATTTGAAACAGAACCAAAAGAAGATATTGATTTAGATATTTATCATGAAGCTAGTGATTGTTTAGCAATAGACCAAGAGTTTTCAACTTATAAAAATCGTTTTGAAAGCTCACATTACTACACTAGTTATAATCCTTTACAATATTACAACTGTTTTTCTTTTGCCAACGGTGTTGAGTCAAATAGAATTAGAGATGACTTTAACGCTGTCACAATAGATAAAGGACCTAAGGTTTCCACTGTATTAGCGGAGCAATATAAAGAAGAACGTAGAAAGTCAGGATTAATATATTCAGGTATATATAATAGTATTAGCGGTGTTAATAACTTAAATCAATTTATACAGGCAGAAAAAATAACTAAAGATTTAAACCCTACTTACGGTAGTATACAAAAGCTTTGGTCAAAAGATACAAACTTAACAGCTTTATGTGAAGATAGAGTTATAAACATACTTGCTAATAAAGATGCTTTATTTAACGCTGATGGTAATGCTAACGTAACATCAACAAATAGAGTTTTAGGTAATGCAAAACCTTATGGTGGTGACTATGGAATATCTACAGATCCTAGTTCTTTTGCTTATGATGAATATAGAGCTTACTTTACAGACAAAGCAAGAGGTGCTGTTTTAAGATTATCAGCACAAGGTCTAGTGCCTATATCTGACATGGGTATGAGAGATTATTTTAAAGATGCTTTTAGAGCAAAAGACATAACTCTTGTAGGTAGTTATGATGATAATAAAGGATTATATAATTTAACTATAAGATCAAAACACCTAGAAACTTTGTCAACAACTGATGACGAAGACGATACAGGACTTACTGTTATAAACACAGGGCCTATACCTACGGTAGGTAATCCTCTTGGTAATTGGTTTAGATATGGTGGCATTACTAATAATTGGGCTGAGTGGATTGAAACCAACGGTGCTAGTAGCGCGCAAACACCGCCTAATTTTATAGGCAATACAGGCCAAACAAAAAGAGGTTGGGCTGGTATAAGAGCAAGTGGAACACCAACACATCCAGTCGGTATAGAGCATGGTGGACCTGGTGAGTATGGTGCTAATCCAACTTTAGAAAACCCAATAACACTTTGGTTTGATAAAATAACAACTGGTTATAATATTATGCCAGCTACAGATAGTACACCTAATTGGAACTCTTTAATAAACGCTCTTAATACACACGGTCCTAACAATGTTTATTTATATCAAACTAATTTCTTCGCGCATTCGCCTCTTCACAATCCAGCTCTTGGTGCAACAGGTTTAGGCGTTATACAAGCCTTTATAAATTGGCCTAACAACTGGACTTATACTCATCAACCAGAAACGGTTTACTCTATTGAAAGTATATTTTATGATACAGTCAAAGAGGCTTACGAAGTAAAAGTAAATTGGCTTGTTGGCTGGAGTGGTTATCAAGACTCAAACATGTTTAAATGGTCTTTGCAAGGACCTTTTGAAGTCCAAGACGATGATGATATTAATGATTTTGCTTCAGATGGTTTAGATGATACTAATACTGGTTTAGTGAATATTACAGCTAGTTACAGTGAAAAAAGCAAAGGTTGGGTAACATTTCAGTCTTGGTTAAAAGAATCTGGTTTAAGTCTTAATGATAAATATTATACCTTTAGAGGTGGTAATATATATGAACACCACAGTAGTGAAACTAGAAATAATTTTTATGGGATACAACATATGTCTAAGGTTTGTGTTCTTTTTAACGATATACCAAGTAGTGTAAAACATTTTAGCTCGTTAAATTACGAAGGAACTCAGTCTAGAGTTTTAGCAAATATAACTGATGATGAATTTTACAATAACACACCTGTTGATGGTTGGTATTCTAGCTATATAGAAACAGATTTAGAAACAGGATACATACCTGAGTTTAAAAGAAAAGAAGGTAAATGGTTTAATTTTATAAGAAGTAATAAATCTAATAACATTACTAATTTTGATCCAAAAACATTTTCAACACAAGGTATAGGTAAATTATCTGCTATTAGTAGTGTTGTTTCTTCTACAGATAATACAGCTACAGACACAGCTGTTGTAAGAAATAAAGTAACAATTAAAGATACTGGAGATACAGATTAATTATGGCAAACAATTATACAACATCACAACCAACAACAGTAGAGTTTTCAGGAGATAGTGTAGCAGCCGGCACAATGCCTGGTACTTACGATATTATAATAACTGCTAACCCAGGTTATGTGGTTCAAGCTTCCGACTTTACTATAGGTTCTACTTTACCAGTTGAAGTTGCTAGCGTTAACTTTTCTGACACTACAACAGCTTTAGATCCTTCTAATCAGGTTATAGCTAGAGTTAATTTAGTACAAAGTTTTACAATGCCATCAACGGCTGTTACTATAGAAGTTGATATAGACGGCACTGCACACTTGCCAAAAAGAGCAGCTAATTGGAATATTGTTAACAACGTTGTTTCTAACGCTACAACTGGCTTTGCTTTTAACTCTGATCTTGGTAGTAATAGTATTGTGGATAATACTGTTGGATCTACTCGTACTAGAAATTGCACGTATTTAAACGGTTTACCTATAAATTCTGTTGTTAATTTAGGTACTTTTACGTTTACTCCTAGTGCTAGTTATTATGCGCCTTCAGAAGTTTCTTTTAGAATATCTGGTGACAACGCTGACAGGTTTATAATATCTGAAAGACTAGATAGAAGAACAGAAGATACTTCTTCGGTTGATAATTTAACATTATTAAGAAGAGCTTCTTATGATATACTTTATGACACTGGTACGGTTTTATTGTCTAGTGATGAGCTTAAAAAACACACTATATATGCTACGGTACCAAGCGTATTAGCAGACCCGGTTATGACAACATGCGTTTATAACGTTGTTGTTGAAGGTCATAAAGATAATGATATTATACCTGCTGAAAGCAAAGACTACTACGTGTGTGTTTATGGTGTTCCTGGCGCTACCTATGATTTGAAAGTTGAAGACAACAATAATCTTTCTTATGATTTTGAAAATGAAATTTTTACAAGAGAAGCAACAAAACTACAAGGCACTATAGTAGATCCTGGTTTATTAGCTAGATACGATAACAAAAACAAACACAAAGTTTTTATACAAGCTTTTTTTAAAGAAGCTAACTATGATAAAAGTTACAAGGTAACTTTAACTCCTACTGGAGCAACAACATCTTCTACAAATAGCTCTAGCCAAAACCCTTATATAATAAACTTGTTTCAACTTGGAGAGGTTGACTATATGTTGAACGTTGCGGCACACACTACTAATGGAGCTGTGCCAGCATCAACAACTATATTAAATCCTTTAAATAAAATACCGCTTTCTAAACTCCAAAACGTTGTAACAAATTCTTTTCCAACTAATGATTATTATGGAATAACACCTAGAACTGTTAACAATGGGTATTTTACTTATTCTCAAAGATTAGCTTATACAGTTAACGGAACTGTTTCGTCACATACACACGCTAGTACTTCTGTTGTTTTAACAGCAACCTCAGCGGCTTTAAAATTACAAACCGGTGATGCTGTTACTGGAACAGGTGTTGATACTGATACAACAATAACTGTTGATGGTAGTGCTACCATTGTTTTAAGTAAAACTTCTACAGAAACTATTTCTGGTACATTAGTATTTACTAGAACAGTTGGGATATCTAGACAACCATCGTTTCAAGACTTTAAACAAAACAGTGTTACTGCTAGATTAAACAATGGTTGTTATGTTTATTATGACACGTCTTCTGCTATTACCAATAGCAATACTGTTCAATTAAAATCTGTGCCTGAAGGCACGTTTGATATAAAAGTTGGTGACCTAATACAAGGTGATAATATAGTTGGATATCCAACTGTTTCTTCTATAAGTAACGCTGGTTTATTAGTAATGTCATCAAACCAAACTTTACCAGCTAACCTTACTTTAAGTTTTTCAGAAGCTGGTAGTTCTATTTACATAACAAAAGTAGAAGTTACTGGAGCTGGAACAGCAACTGTAAATCTTAATGTAGACGGTTATATAGATCAAGTTGGTAACACTGATGTTACAACAACACTTTCTTTAGATGATTTTGTAACAGCTTATTCTACACCAACAGCAGCGGCATTTACTGGTGATGATGCTTTTACTTGTCCACTGGGCGGTAGTATAATTATAGAACCTTTAGATTCTTGCACAACTCACACTGGTACATTAACTGTAGCAACAATACCTAGTGGTGGTAGAAGTGGCACGGCTATAATAAGTGGTGATGGTAAATCTATAATATATAACGCTCCTTCTACTGGTAGCTCAGATACAGTTTCTTATACTGTTAGCGACGGTATAAATGCTAGTTCGTCTGCTAATATAACAATAACATTAACATAATAAAATATGCCATTAGCTTCATTAACATTTACAATACCTATACAAGTTTCTGTTCAAGCTGGAGACTTAATATTATATTGCCCTACAACTTTAACAGCTGGTTTTAACACAGCATCTACATCAGACGTTGTTGTTTTAGGCACGTGTGACTCTATAGCTACCGATAGGTTAAGCATGGTTGTAGAGCACGATGCTAACACTGTTCTACCATCAGCAACAGATTTTATATTATTTAGTAAAAATAAAAAAGCAAACAACAGTGGTTTAAAAGGTTATTATGCAGAAGTATGTTTTAGAAATAATTCTACTGAAGAAGCAGAGCTTTTTGGTATAAGTGCTGACATGTGGGAAAGTAGTAAATAATTAGCAAAAAGTGTGACTATAGTACATATAAGTTAAATTTAATGAAAGATATAGTAAAAAAAGAACAAAAATTACAAGTAAGAAGTAAAATATTAGAAGCAGAAAAAGCACTAATACCTCTTGTAGATGGAAAAAATATCGTAAAAGGTGATACAAAAGTATTTCCACTAGAACATATGTTTGTTGATGGTGTTTATATTAGGCAAATGTCAATGAAAAAAGACTCAGCGGTAATAGGAAAAATACATAAAAACGAACATGTTTGGTTTTTATTGTCTGGGCATTTATCTGTTGCTTCAGAAACAAACGTTAATGATTACATGGCGCCTTGCTATGTAAAAGCTGCCGCGGGTTCAAAAAGAGTTATATATGCTTATGAAGACTCTGTTTGGGTTAATGTTTATCCTAATCCTACTAACACAGAAGATTTAGAGCAATTAGAAAAAGAAATAATAGTAAAAGATTACGAAGAATTTGAAGAATATATTAATAATAAAAACAATATAATATGAGTTGGGTAATGGTTGGTGTTGCCGTTGTAGGTGGTGCCGCAAAAATGATATCTGCTAACCAAGAGCGTAAAGCTAGACAAAGAGAGCAAGAGCGTGCTAATCGTGAAATGGCACAACAAAAAAAAGCCCTGCAAGGTTTAGAGCTTTCTAATCCTTATGCTGATATGGAAAACACTATGGAGGATTTAACAATTAATCAACAACAAGTTGATTATGAAAGACAGCAAATGGCTGTTAATCAAGCAAACACTATGCAAGCTTTACAAGGAGCGGCAGGTGGATCTGGTATAGCTGGTTTAGCTCAACAAATAATGAATCAAGGTCAACAAGCTGCACAAAAGACAGCTGCTGGTATTGCTCAACAAGAAAGAGCAAATCAAATGGCTCAAGCACAACAAGCTGCTCAATTGCAAAACCAAAGAGCACAAGGTGAGCAATACGTTTATAACAAACAACAAGAAAATATTACTGGTCAACTAAGAATGGCTGCTGCTGAAAAAGCTGCTGCAACAGAAGGTTTAATAAAAGCTAATACCGCAATGTGGTCTGGTGCTAGCGAAATAGCTGGTGGAGTTGGTGGAGCAATAACTCAAATACAAGCAAACAAAGCAGGTGCTTAATAAATTATAGATATGGCAAAAGAATTTAAAAAACATATGATGTATGACCCTGAAACAGGTAAGGGTTATGAGGCTAACACACATGAAGATCATGTACGTATGGATAAAATGGGTTATGTTCACGACAAACCAAAAGGCCCTTTTAAAGTTAAACAACCTTACAACATAGCTACGGGTGGAACAAGTAAATCAAACCCTTGGCTTACTTCATTGGAGGCTAAAGCTGGTGAAGGAGAATATTTAGGTGGTTTTCCTGATTGGACAAAAGTAAGTGATGCTAAAGACACTTTGTCTAAAATAATGAATCATCAAGAAAAATTCAGGAAAATTAAAAAAGAAGGAAAAGAAAACAAAGAAAAAGAAAACAAAGAAACGGATACTGAACAGCCTACAAATACTGAACAGCCTACAAATACTGAGCAGCTTACAAATACTGAACAACCTACGGGTACTGAACAACAAGTGTCAACAGAAAACATATCAGGAAATCCGCAGTCAGGTGGTGGACCATCACCTCAAGATGTAAAACTTGAAGTAAAAACTGACGACAAAACAGCTACAAGTCAAACCGATATTAAAAAAGCAGATTCTAGTTTAGGAAGTCAGCAAACTATAACCGCAAACGAAGCAAATCAAAACATAGGAGCAGGACAAAGTTATAACAGAAAACAAAGAAACCAAATAAATAATAGTTATCCTAAAAACAATGTTAATCCAAACGTAGCTGGTATTACAACTGGTAAAAACTCTGGTATATCAAACGCTTTAGGTGGTGGTGAGTTTAGAAAATTTACAAATAAAAGCGTGTTTAATAACGATGGTCAGGTATCTGGTTATGTCAGTAAAGGTAAAGACGCTATAGGAAAATCATGGAATTATAGCTTTGATATAAAGGAAGATGCTAACGGCTTACGTACAATATCGTTTAATAAAAATGTTTTTAAAGGCTCTAGTGGAGCAATGAAGCAAATTTTTAGAAACGCTGGTGTGCCTGTAACAGGTGAGCTTTCCGCTGCTCAATGGAAAAAACTTAGAGGTTATTATACAACAAAATTACAAGAGGTTGAAGGTTCTTTAGCTGAGATACAACAAAAATACAGTAATTATAACGAGGCTGATAAAAGTCAAAGAATTTACAGCGATTTTTTAGATAAATACCCTGGTTACGAAGGTATACAACTGTTAAAAATGAAGTCTAGAGGGTTTTTTAATGGTGATCTTCAGTCTTCTACTCCTGCGCAATACAAAACACCTATACAGTTTAAATCTCCATTTCCAAGGCGTGATTTAAGTATAAAAAGATATAGAGAAAATTGGATGCCTAGCGCGCCTATGAATTACGGAAGTCCATTGCGTCAGCAAGAGCAATTAAACATAAATTCAGAATTTGGTACTATATGGGAAAAAATGAAAGCATATGGCCCAACAATGGATAAAAAAATTGATACTTTTATAAAGCATACTAAGTATGATCCAACTACAGATAAGCCTATAAACTCTTTTCAAAACAAAGAGTGGGTTAATATAATAACTAAGTGGTTGCAAGGTAAAAAAGCTGAAATGGTAAAGGCTACAAATGAAAAGAATAATGACGTTATGCAACAGATAAGTACTTCTGTAAACACTTTAATACAAGATGTAACAACTTATTCTGGTAAATTTTTAGACTGGATGGATAGAAACTCTGGTGATGCTACTCAAGGTAATGCTGGTGGTTCTGTAGTTTCTCAAGGCTCTAGAAAAGACGAAAAATTTATTGGTAATATTACTTTTATGGGTGATAAAAATACTACTATAGGTATTGCTGAAGACGGTAAAATAGGTATTAAGTCTTTTGGTTTACCAAACGTAAAATATGTTGAGGAATTAGACTTTGATGTTTTTGCTAAAGATAGTGTTGGTCATGCACAGTTTATAGAAGTTTCTGAAAGTTTACAAAAGCTAGCTGAGTCTGGCAAACCGTTAAACGAAAACACTGTTAAAGGTAATGCCGATCAATTATTAAAAAACGAAGACAGTATTTTGTCATGGGCTTTTGATCCTTTATACGGTCAGTCTTGGCTTCAAGATTATTTAGAAGGTAATCCTAACGCTGACGTAGAAAAGTTTATGCCTGAAAGCAATAACTTTGATCTTGATCTATTGACAGATGAGGTACATGGTTGGTTAGTATCTAAACTAACTGAGTCTTACAATAAAAACGTACCTCAACAAGCTGCGCAACCAGGTGAAGGCGCTCAAAAAATAATGGATGAAACTATGTCAAGCATAGATAAAGAAAAAGAAAACAAAGAAGGTGTTTATGCTGAAAAAACTGAACAACAACAAACACCACCACCACAAGAACAAGTAACTGCACAGGCACCACCTCCACCACCTAGTGGAGAAAATAGTCCAATGAGCTATTTAAGCGAAGGTAGAAAGTTAATAAATAAATACAAGAAAATATAATATGAAATTTAATCCGCTTCTACAAGTAGAAAACGAAAAATTACAAGAAGACATATCTAAAAGCGCCAAGAGTATACCTGGGTGTATGGTTAAGTCTGCTTCTAACTATAATAAAGAAGCGACCGTAGAAGACGGTAGCTGCCTTATACAAGGAAAAAAGTGGGATGCAGTTGCGAAAAATTATGTAAATGTTAAAGAGTTTCAAGGTGAAGATCTTGAAACGGCTATAAAACCATCTGAAGAGGAACCGGGTTTTATTGATATAGCAAGTGATGTATTAGATTTAGGAATAGACATAATTACTGGTGATGAAAAAAAGAAAGGAAAACTTGAAGAAACAAAAATTTCAACTGACACTCTTTCTGATGACACTATAGACGCTGCTGTAAGTGGGGACTTACAAAAAGCTAAAGAAACTATAATAGAACAACAAGGCTACTATAACGAGGTACTACTTAATAGTGAAAAAATACAAAATATAATTAGTACATATGAGCCTTACATGCAAGAGCAGATGAAGTATGTTTATGAGGTTTTAGCAGAGTATGATTATTTAACAACTAACGTGCCTCCTAATCAAATAGCTCAGTTTCATGATAACGTAACTTTAAACACTTTTGAATCTATATTACCAAAAAATAATTATGGAAAATCTCTTTCAACAGAACAAACTATACATGATGATTTAAGTTTGTTAATAGGTAAATCAACGAATGCAGATGGTGATTTAGATTTTGAACAGTTTTTAAAGGAGATGGCGCAGCAGAAGATGAAAGATCCTGCATACAAAATATATGCTGATCAAAATGGTTTAAGTTTAGAAAGTTATTTTCAAACTTCTGACCCTTATTCTGCTTTAGAAATGATGTATCAATACGATTGCGCGTCTGTAATGAACGCTCATTATCGTGGTAGATATGTAACAGGATATGGTGCTGGTATGAATATACCAAAACTAAATCCTAACGATCTTTATAGAGGTGATGATACACAATCAAGCCTAGGTGATGTTTGTTACGCAAACACTGAAGATAAAATTGATGATTTAAGAGCTTATTTTGAAATGCTAAAACACTACAATGATAATGGTAATTTATCAATGTATGATGGTGCTATGATAAAAAACAAGCCAAGTCAAACATCAAGCCCAAGAGATCATTATGAATATGCTTATAAGCGTAACAAAAACAAGTTAGACTATGTTTTAGATGACGATAACATAATACAAGAACACTATAATAAAAATTATAACAAAGAGTTAAAAGTTTTAAAAGACAGGCTTCTTGTGGATGCTAAAGGTAATAAAGTTTTTGGAACAAAAGAAGAGCAGATTTTATTAGATGAGTTTTTAGGAAATGTAAACGAAGACTTTTTTATTGGAGCAGACTACGGTGATTATATGAAGTATTACACTCCTTCTGGTTCTAAGATAATTTTAAATACTAACACTATTGGAGAAGTTAAAATTTCAGGAAAAAGAGGTATAGATAATATAGATTTTAAAACAGCCACTTTACCTGAAAAATTAAAATACCTACAAGAATATAAAAAAAATATTATAAAAGAAATAAACGCTCAGAACGAAAATGATGTTATTACTATTCTTAGTTATTTAGGACTTCCAAGCGATACTAAAGCTATAAAGACTTTTCAAAAAAATAGACAAAACAAAATTAGTTTTATAGAACAGCTTCAAAACTTTGAAGAAAAACATTTACCTATAGAAGAAGATGGTAAATTAGTATATCCAACAGATCCTCAAAAATTTGATCGTAGTGTAAGAGATGGTATAGGTAATCTTTATTTTGCGCTAGATCAATTTGATGATTGGTTTACAGAGTATTGTAAAGATATATTTAGAGATAAATATGAAGGAGGTGGGTCTTTTAGTGATTTTAAAAGGGGTATGGATGACGAATATAAAAACAACCCTGATAAATACATGAAGCCGTATATAGGTAGTTTAGTAAGTAAAGACGACAAGGAAGCTCAAAGCCAACACTGGAAAGACTATACAAGCTGGAAAAAAACTGGTGTACTTCCAGAATCTATGCTAAATAGTAATTTGTTTAGTGAGCATTTGTATAATTCCGTAGCTGAAATATCAAAAACTTTGACAGACCAATATGGCATGACTATGGAAGCTACTTCATTAGAAAATATATTATCTACAGTTGGTATTCCATCAATGATAGCTGACGAAATTAGAGCCGGTTGGGAAGACATAATGTATTATAATACTTATTCAGAATATGTTAATAAAAGAACAGGTAGTCAATTTTCTATGGGTACAGATGGTGTAATAAGATGGACACAAAAAGATCCTTTTAGCACGTCAAACCCTAGGTTTCACAACCCATTAGTTGGCACAGGTTTTCTTAATGGTGGTTTTTTTGGTGGTAGCTCTCAACCTCAGCTAGTTGGTGATAGGTGGTGCATAACACCTTTGCAAAGACTAGATGGTTATTATGTAGACAAAAATAATAATCTTCAACGTTTTGATTTATCAAAAGCAAAGTTGACAGGTGAAGGTGGTGAAGCATTTATTGAAAATTATAATTACGGTGTAGTTGACCAAGGTGCTTTAGTAGAAACTATGAGACTTAAAATAGATCAGTTTGTTCAAGGCAAAATGACTATTTTAGAAAATAAACAAAAAGATTTGTTTGGCTCTATTGATGAAAAAACTGGAGAGCTTGACGGTACTGGTGCTTTAGATAAGTGGCAAGCTGAGTACGGTGAAAAGTTTGCTCAACTAGATCTTATAACTAGCATGTTAAACGCAATACAAGTTAGAGATGGTCAGTTAGTAATTATGAAAGACGGGCAAGCAGTACCATTATCAGAAGCTCAAATGGAATACTATCAAGGTTTAGAAGTTCAGTTTGACGAGTTAAGCAGAGAACTTATAACTGGTTCTAAAGAAGGTATTGGTACCAAGGCTTATATAGAAAAAAGCGCAATGCTGGAGTTACAACAAATACTATCAGCTATGGATGAGCTTGATAAAGAACAAGAATTATTAAAAAAACAACTATCAGGTTCTGAAAAAACAAAAAGGCTTTTAAAAGATTTTGATTTAAACTTTAGTACTTTTGATAAAATCAAAGCAAATATACAAATGACTTTTGGTAGTGTTATAACTCCTTTTGGTTATAGTGAGTATGCTAGAAAATGGAATAAGTTATATCAAGAAAACTATCCTCAAGCATACAGATATGAGTGGGGTAATACTGCTAGATTTTTTGAAACTTTGTTAGCAGAATCAACAGGGTCTGTTTCTTTATTTGCAGTGGGTGCAGCTTTAAGTTTTTTACCTGGCGGTCAATATGCTGCAGGTGGTTTGTTTTTTAGCTCAGGAGCTGGTGGTATGTACAACAGTTTAACAGAAGCAAAAATTCAGTCTCAAGCTATTATAGATCAAGCTAGAGACGCTTTAAAAAATCCTAATATTAGCGAAGCAGATAGACTATCTTTAATGAGACAAATAGAAAAAGAACAAAAAGCCTCTAATCAAAGTGAAAGTTCTATAATTTTTTCTAGTTTTTGTGCTGGTACAATAGAACTAGCTTTTGAAAGATATATTACAATACCTATATTAAAGGGTCCTTTTAAAAAAGGAGGTGATTTTGCCACAAGATGGAGACAGCTTAACCCGCTGCAAAAAGCTGGATATTTTACTGGATATCAAGTGGCTACAAAAACAGCTGAATTTGCCAGTGAGAATTTAACTACTCTAGGTAATAATGTTATAGAGGCTATACAAACAGGTGATGGTAATGGTAGGCTTTTACAAGGTATATTTAAATCAGATGGAACAATTGATATTGATGCTCAAATGCAATTGCTTACTACAACGCTACTTATAAGCGGTACTTCTGATGCTAAATTATTAGCAAATATTGTCTCTGCTGAAATTTCAACAACAGAAGATAGAAAAACAAGACAAGCAAATCTAAAAAGATTTGAAGAAATAACTAAACGTTTAAAAGAATTAAAAAAGACAAACCCACAAGATATAGCTGAGGCAGCGAGTTTAAATAAAGAGCTGTCAGAGCTGCAAGAAAAAATAGTTATACATACAGAACAATCAATATCTAGGCTTAAATATTTAAATGAAAACGAATTAAATGAAGTAGATGGTTATGCGGAGAAAAAAAGACTTTTAAATCTTGAGCTTTTTAATCTAGGTAAAACTAAAGATCCTAAAAACCCAAAAGTTATAAAAGAAAAAAATAAAATAATAAAAAAGGTAAAAGATCTTCAATTAAAAATAGATGGTGTAATTGAACAAGCTATTGTAAAAGCACTACCTTCTGTTAATGGTAAAAAAAGTTATGGTACAAAAGAAACAGACAATGGTGATGTTGTTGTAAACTGGCAAAAAGTAAGGCCTGAAGCTAAATACTTACACGGTTTATATTTAAGTAGTAACATTAGAACTAGAAAAACAATAGAAGAAAACGGTGGTCTTTATTACGAAATAAACGAAAATAGCTACAAGCTAGATAATAATGGTAATCCTATAGGTTTTAATGACATAACACAAAACAACTTATTAAATCATTATAAAAAAGTATATAAAGGTGATATAGCAAAAGCAACTAAACAAGTTAGTGATATATTTTCGGCATCTATAACTGGTAAGTTTGCTTCTAACATAGGTAAAGACGCTATACTTTATACTACAAACGCTATGAGAGCTATATTTAACGTTCCTACTAAAGATGGTAAAACGGTTTATAGTTTACAGCAAGCACAAGACGCCGCTGTTTCTGGTATACATGAAGTGTTTCATGTTAACCACGCTCAAACAGAGTTAAATGTAAAAGTAGGTGAAGATGCTAACGGGTTGCCTATATATAAAAAAATGACTGTTTCTGAAATAGTTAATAGCGAGCAAGGTAAACAGCATGCTGAGATGGTTATGACAGAGATGGACGCTATGATGGAAAGAGAATTTGGTTCTAAAACAAATGATAAAGAAGCACAAGCTATATATGAACATTATAAGCAAAGAAGAAACAGTTATAAAGATAATAACTTTGAAGTTGAAGAGGTTTTAAATATAATAGGTGATTTAATAGCTACTGGTAACTTTGCAAACGTTAATCCTAAGTTTAAAGACTCAGGAGTATTGTCCAGTAATATGTTTAATACTAATAGCTCTTTTGGTTTAAGTGTGAAAAACTTAATAAACGGCTTAACCAGTAGATTAGTAGGTAAAGAATATTTTGGCTTAGGACAGTTTGATAATGCTGAGCAAGTTTTTAATTATATAAATAGATTTTATAAAGACAATCAAAGTAAAAAAGATTTTAGCCTTATACAAAGGTTAGCAGGAGATGAGCTAGATCCTACTATGTTAAAACAATCGATGAGTGTTTATGAGAAAAACTTAAACGATTTAAAAGAACAAAAGCTAGCTTTATCTAAACAGTACCAGCAATTAATAAAAGAAAACCCATCACAAAGAGATCAACTGCGAGAAGAGTTAAAAAATAAACAGTCTGGACTAAATACTCAAATAAGTAAAATTGAAAAAAATATAAAGACTTCTAAAGAAAACTCCAAAACAATATCTATATTAAAAAAAGAACAGTTAGAGTTTGATGAAAGAAAACGAGTACTTGAAGAAAGAAAAGCAACAATAGAGCTGCATGGTAAACCTATAGTTGTAGATGGCGTTGAGATTACGCTTGAGGATATTATAGAACAAATAAATAATTTACCAATGTCTAACTCTCATAAAAGAGCTAAAGATGACTTGGTTAATCAAAACATGCCTGCTATAAACAAGTTTATTAATGACAACTTTAATCCTACAGCTTCTCGTTTTAGTGGTATAACATATGATGATTTTGTGAGTGGAACTTTGTTAAAGGTAGCTAAAATAATAGACAACTATAACCCTAACGAATTAGTAACGGATGTTAACGGTGTTAAACCTGGAGAAGAAGGGTATATAAATACAACCGCTGATTTTGGTTATTATTTAATAAGTAGGCTAAACCCTCAGGTAGGTAATATATTAAAAGAAACAAAAAGCCAAATAGCCGTTGATGCTGAAAACAAAACTGTTTCTTATGACGATGCTGATGTTGGCATTAACTTAGACAACCTTTATGATGACGCTGATGCTGACGCTGGCGCTGGTGGTGATGGTGTTTCTATTAGTGTTGAATCTAGTGAAATAAGAACTAGTTTAAATATAAATGATAAAACAAAAAACAATATAATAAATAAGGTTGGTGATATTATTATTGAAACAGGTACGCCTGACGGTAAAAAGAAAAAAATTAGAAATAATATTCAAAACATCATTGCTGAAGAGTTTAAGGCTATAGTTTCTGAAAACATAGGTCCTTTGTATGTAAAAGATCCTGTTACGAATAAAAACATGATAAATCCTCAGGTTGAGACTTATCTTAAAAAAAATAAAGAATTAATTGTAAACTCGTTAGCAATAAAATATAGAAATAATTTTCCAGAATTATCTTATGTTATAAAAGAAAGAGCTTCTACTGAAGAAACTAGAAGAATACAAGCAAATCCAGATTACAAAGGTTTTATGGAAAGCGAAACTGCTGGTAATACAATATACGGCACGGTTCAGTTTGATGACCCAGGTAAACCTGGTTATATGACAGAGCAACAGTTTTTAGATTTATTTTTTAATAACCACGGTAAAATAGCAGGTATACAACAAAACTCTGGTAATAGAACTGGAAAAACTAGGTTTAATAAACTTATTGAAAGGCTGTCAGCTGAAATGGGTCTTGATGCTTCTTTTGATGCTATAAAACAAAAAGATCCTACTGATAAACAAAACTACATTACTTATTACTCTGAGTTAATCAAGCGTGATCCAAACATGAAGTTTTCACAAAGTGGTGTTGATATAAATTTTGAAACTGATTATAACTTCACTAAGCTTCCACAAAGAATGAACTTAGTATTTGCTGCTTTAGAAGGAAAAGATCATAGTGATATTATTGTGTTAGATCCTGACGATCCTAACTACATGACAATAAAAGGTTTTAAAGGTGACTTTTCACAAGCTGAGGTAAATTTAGCTTACACTATAATTAGAGAGCTAGGCCCTGATAATATTGATGAAACTAGTGTTAGACTTAGAACAACTATAATTGCAGATGAAAACGTGCCTCAATGGTTTAAAGACAAACTGAGAAACGTTAGCTGGAGTAGTAGTAAAGAAATGAAAGACAAAAAGTCTAAGCAAGTAGTTAGCTTTTACACAAAACATGTAGGTGCGGAAGTAGCCGCGATTATGGGGTATGACTTAGTTGGCTTTCATAATGCTGTTATGGATGCTGCTAATAGAAAAAAGCTAAGAGATGGTAAAGCAACCGTAAGTGTTAAAAAAATACCTACATCTATGGTTGATGGTAAAAAAGTTAAGAACGCTTCTTTTTACGGTCACGATAATAAAGATGGTAAGTTTGGTGTTTGGGATGTTGTTGGTTGGGAGTTTGTGCCAGAGCTAAATATGTTTAGAGGTACTGTTAATGGTGAGATGGTTACAAGTACAGACCCTGTTACTCAATACGGCGCTGTAATAAGAACAGGTGATTACAACGCTGATCTTGTAAACATTAAAACTCAAACAGAAAAAACAACTAGTAATACTAAGGTAAATCTTGATGATGTTCGTTTAATGAACAAAACGCAACCTTTGTTTAAAAAGATTGACGATATATTATCTCAACCTATTTCTAAAGAAGATAAAATAGCTTTATTAAAAGACATAGCTCCAGAGATAGAGGCTGCTAATACAGCTAATAGAGCTTTAGCTGTAGATTTAGTTGGCGGTATGTTAACTTCTGTTGCTGATGGTGATATGGACGCTGATGTTTTTGTTTCTATATTACAATCACAAACAAACTTAACAAAAGGTTTAAGAGCATTATCAGGCTTAGATTTTATAACAGTAAAAGATGGCGCTCAGACAGAAAGAAGTTATGGTGAACATATGGATCCTAACGTTAGGTTGATGATTAAAATACAAAACGTAATGTGGCAAACTGTTGAGTTTGATAACGAAGGTAATCCACAAGGTTTTAAAGAAGGCGTTGATCCAAAAGCTTTATTAACAGAAATATTTGCTGACCATACACAGTGGTATACTGATGCTGCAACATCAAAATCAATGGACAAACCTGTTGTTGACGGTATAAAATTAAATCTTAGTACTTCTGATTTAGCGTTAGAAAGATTTAAACTGTTAAGCGATAGTGACAAAAGTAATATATTTAGTTTTAATGGTGATCCATACTTAGATAGAGTTACTGAAATAGAAATAAACAAAGTAATAAATTCTAACACGGCTATCATAACTCAACAAAACGAAGTAGAAAACAATCAGTTAAATGATGATCTTGTACAGAGTAGAACAGAGGCTGATGAAACTTTAAATGAAGTAGATCCAGAGCTACACCAAAAATACAGTCAATCTGGTAATAGTGCTACTTTTAATGAGTTTGTAGAAATAACTTCTGGCGTAGACAGAAACAAACAATACTCTGCTGCTCAAGCAAGATTAATAGGTTCTAAATACAATGGTATTAACAATGTCATACCTTATTCTGCTGAAGATTTTAATGGTTTAATATATCAGTTTTTAGCTCCAGGTAAAGAAGGTGAGTATCAATTACAATGGTTTCAAGAAAAACTAGTTAAACCTTATTCAAAAGGTGAGATAGCTATAACTCAAGAAAAGCAAAAAGTTACAAGACAATATAAAGAATTATTAAAAACAATACCTAAAGCAAAAGTAAAACTAAGAACCTCTATAAATAGACCAGATGGTAAACCAAGTAATTACAACTTAGATCACGCTGTAAGAGTTTATCTTTGGGATAAAAATGGTATTGAAATACCTGGGTTGTCAGCTAGAGATAGAAAGTTATTGTTAGACGCTGTAAAAGAAAACAACTTAACTTCTTTTGCTGATCAGCTAGGCGCTATATCAAATCAAGAAGCTGGTTATATACAGCCTAGTCAATACTGGACTATGGAAAATATAGCTAGTGACGTTAATCAAATTATCAACGTGGTTGGTAGACAAAAACATTTAGCAGAGTTTCTTGAAAATAAAAATGAAATATTTTCTGAAGAAAACTTAAACAAAATAGAAGCTATACATGGTTCTAAATATAGAGAAGCTTTAGAAAACATGTTAGATCGGATGGAAACTGGTAGTTCGTTAGGTAAACGTATGCCTAGTGGTGATAGAATAACAAACGCTTATAACAATTGGGTTAACAACTCTGTTGGTGCTATAATGTTTTTAAACGGTAGATCTGCTGTGCTGCAAACACTGTCTACGTTTAATTACGTTAAATTAACAGGGCCAAACAACATGGTTAATGCGGGTAAAGCTTTTGCTAATCAACCACAGTTTTGGAAAGATTTTTCTATGATTTGGAACTCTGATTATTTAAAATCAAGAAGAGAGGGTGAAGCTCGTGGTATTAATGAAGCTGAACTAAGAGCTGTTGTAGAAAAAGCAGATAACAAAGCAAAAGCCGCTATAGCTTATTTATTAAAAATAGGTTTTACTCCTACAAGAATAGCAGATAGTTTTGCTATTGCTTCTGGTGGTGCTAGTTACGTTAGAAATTATGCTAACTTTTATGAAACTCAAATAAACCCTGAAACAAATGAAAACTATACTCCAGAGCAAGCTATGGAAAAAGCTATGGAAGATTTTGTTATGGAAACTGAAACTGGCCAGCAGTCTTCTAGACAAGATATGTTATCACAACAGCAGACTGGTGGTTTAGGTAGGTTAATACTTGCATTTAAAAATACACCGATGCAGTATACTAGAAAGATACTTAGAGCATCACAAGACATTAAAAACAATAGAGGTAATACGGCTGAAAACATAGGTAAAATAGTTTATTACGGAGCAATACAAAACGCTATGTTTGTCGGCTTACAAACAGCTTTGTTTGCAGCACTTGGAGAAGAAGATGAAGAGTGGGAAAAGAAAGAAGACAGAGTTGTACAAGGTATGATTGATAGTATACTTGGTGGTATGGGTCTAACTGGAGCTATAGTTGCTACTGTTAAAAACGGAGTGCTTGAGTTCCAAGAGCAAGACAAAAGAGGTTGGAACGCTGATCATACTTATACTCTTTTAGAGTTTGCTAATTTCTCACCTACTATTGGTAGTAAGTTAAGAAAAATATATAGCTCAATAAAAGGTCAACAAATAAATGAAGACGTAATAGCTGAGATGGATTTATGGGATCCACAAAATCCAGCTTGGTCGTCTGTTGCAAACTTAATATCTGGGTTAACAAACATACCTTTAGATAGAGCTGTTAATAAAATAAATAACTTGTTAGCTATATCTGCTGATGAAAACGAATGGTGGCAAAACTTATCTTTAGTATTGGGTTGGAATACTTGGGATGTTGGCGTTGAAACTAAAGTTCAAGAAATTAGAGAAGAAGTTAAAGAAAAGAAAAAAGAAGAAAAGAAACAAGAAAAAATTGATGTTGCTCAAGATAAAGTTGACGTTGTAGTTGAAGAAGAGATTAAAAAAGAAAAAGAAGGTGAGGGTAAAGACGTTAATACATGCGCGGCTGTAAAGTCAAATGGGCAAAGATGTACTGTTCCTGTTGATAAAGCTGGTGATAGATGTCAATACCATGCTAGTGCTGAGGAAAAAGCTAAAATGAAAAAGTGTAGCTTTATAAAGAAAAACGGAAAACGATGTGGTAATTTTGCTGTTACTGACGCTGGAACATGTAATGTACCACAACATCAACCTGGATATAAAAAGTAAAGATTTAAAAAAATAAGTGACTATATAACAATGATGAAAAGACTAATAATATTGCTACTACTTGTATCAAACATAGTAACAGCGCAAACTCTTGATAGTGAAGAACTTAGAAAGCTTTTAAAGTTTTCTACTTTTTATGCTGCCGTAAATGGTGGAACATCATTGTCTGATGTTGATGTTTTTTCTGTAGATAATGGTTTATCTACTCAAACAATATCAACTCCTTATGATTATAACTTGACCATAGGTTTACGTAAAATAGCTAGATTTGGATATGAGAATAAAGCTCAGACTTTTTATGATGGAACGGAATCTAATTACAGTGATGCGGCCACTGTTGGTAAAGTTAAAGGAGTTGAATATTTATTTGAAGTAGATTACAAAAGGCAAGAAGGTAAAAACTACATGGACCAACACCACTTCATTAGATTTAGCTCTGATGAAGGTTGTCCTGATGAGTTATGTGTAAACTTTTTTGCTTTAAAACTAGAGTATCTTGAAGATGGTTTTGCTGATGTGAAATACTTTGAGATGTCAGAAAGATATAGACATAGAGATGGTAGACATTTATCTTGGAACGTAGGCTTAGTACACCGTCTTGCAGAACCATATGGTTACAATGCTTTAGATGAGTGGATGTTAAGTAATGGTAACATACATTATACTTATTTAGCTTTACAAGAAGGTTACAACGTTGATGTGGCTAATTCAATATATACAGATCCAAGTGGTAGTGTAGTAGCTACTAGCGCTGAAGTATGGGAAGCTGTGGTAATACCACAAGTGTTATCTGATTATACACAAAAGAAAAGAAATGAACTAAAGAAAACAATACAACACTCTTTTGTTGTAGGTTTTGATTATTATAAATATAACAAAAATACTTGGCTACATGCTTGGGGTAGCTTGATGCCTTACCATTATGATGATGGTAGTGAATTTAGTTATCATAATTATGTTGATGGACAGTGGTATGATTACTCAGGTGGTTTAATATATGGTGTAAAGGTAAACAAGCAGCTAGGTTATTTTGTAGAAGGTAAATATAACAAATACTGGAATCGTGAGTGGTACGATTTTAAACTAGGAATGAATTACACAATTTTTTAAAATGACAAAAGAATTAAACGAAGATACGTCTTTTAAATTAAGTATAAAGACAATAATAGCTTTAGGTTTTGGTATTGCTACTATAGTTGGTATGTGGTTTGCTTTACAAGCAGACATAGCAGAGGCAAAAGAATTACCTGTTATACCTCCACCACCAGACCCAGAGGTTACGCGTATGGAGTTTGATATGAAAGACCAAATGATACGTAACACTATTATGACTACACAGAAAGATGTAGAAGAAATTAAACAAACTTTAGAAAAAATAGAGGACAAACTTTATGATAGATAATATTAACTGGCAAACACGAGCTATGTACATGTTAATAATTGTTTTCATGTTGTTTTGTAGTGTTTGTTTTAGCCAAATAAAAGTAGTACAGTTTAACGCTGGTTGGAATAAAGCTAATGATGTGCCATGGGTACAAAGTTTAAAAGACTGTAAAACTATAGGTTATACAGATGTTGGTAAAGATACCAAAGCGCAAGCAAAATATAAAATAGCGTCTGTGCCTACGATTATAATATTTAAAGACGGAGAAGAAGTTGCTAGGTTTCAAGCTGATCTTAGCTTTACATTAACAGCAACAAAAGAAGAAGTGCAAGAAAAAATAGACGAAGTAATAATGAGTGACTTTTAATTATGCCATTTAAACAACTTAATAACCCTTTTTTAAGGATAGTAGACATAGACGCAGAATCACCTTTAGAAAAACGTAAACGTAAACGTAAAAAATCTAGTGAACCTAGAAAAACAACTAAAGGTAAAGGGCGTAATTTTAGAACTGTAAAGGAAGGAGCTGGAATGACAGCTAAAGGTGTAAAAGAATATAGACGTAAAAATCCAGGTAGTAAATTAAAAACAGCTGTTACTGGTAAAGTAAAACCAGGTAGTAAAGCGGCAAAAAGAAGAAAATCGTTCTGCGCTAGATCAAAAGGTTGGACAGGTGAAAGAGGTAAAGCGGCTAGACGTAGATGGAAATGTTAAAAATATAAGATATGGCATTTAAACTAAAAAACAACAAATTAAAAAAAATAGTAAAAGAACTTAAAAAAGCATCTAAAATGCACGCTTCACAAGCTGATAGAATACAAGCTATGGCTATGGAGTCTGGTTCATGTGGTAAACCACCAGGAGAGTGTGAGTGTGAAACAAATACGTTACCTGGTATATCACCATTTGCTAAAAAGAAAAAGAAAGGTAAAAAAGACGCTTGTTATCATAAGGTAAAATCAAGAGTTAAAGTTTGGCCTAGTGCTTACGCTTCAGGTCAGTTGGTTCAATGTAGAAAAAGAGGTGCTGCTAATTGGGGTACTGGCGGTAAAAAGAAAAAGTCATAATGCCTTACGATATCAAATCTAAGTTTGAAGAAAATAGTCCGCTACCTTGCTGGAAGGGTTACGAAAGAGTACCTGGTACTAAAAAAGGAGCTAAAGGAAGTTGTCGTAAAAAGAAAAACAAACCTCCTTTTTCAAAGCAAAAAGGTGGTGGTACTAAAAAAGTTTGTTTACCAGCTGACAAAGTACGTTCAATGTCTAAGTCTGAAAGAAAGGCTTTGGCAAGTGCTAAAAGTAGAGCTGGTAAAAAAGGTAAATATAGAAGATCATCTAAAACAAATGTAAAAGGCGCTCGTAAAAAAGGTGCTACACTAAGAGACTGGTTTAAAAAAGAAAACTGGGTACAAGTTGGAAACCCAAAGAAAAAATGTGGAGAAGATTAAAATGAAAAAAATACTATTATTAATACTGTTACCAATATTTAGTTTTGCACAAAACTGTGCGCCAATATTAACAACTAAAGACACTTGCATGTACGGTTACGCTAGGACGTGGATTGAATGGCAGCCACTAGACAGTGGTTGTGTTATAGCTAATGTCCACAGGGGTACGCCTTATAATACTTATAGTTGGAATTGGAGTAATCAAAACCAAACTAATTATTCTTTTTATAATAATTATAGTCCTGGTGATCCTTTTGCTAGTTCAGAAGGTTTTTGGATGGTTTTAGAAATGGCTGATGGTACTTTTACTGATAC